GCGGCGCGGGCCGTTGACCGTGGATCATGGGCCGTGGATCACGATTCACCCCACCTTGGTGCGAAGTCCTTAGGCGTATTGCTACGCTGGGGGCTACTCCGTTCTTTGTTGGCGACCGCGCCAGCGGGCGTCGACCGTGGCCGAAGTTCCCATATCACCCAAACACCTAACCCGAGTGCGATAAGGAATGTTGCAACGGCTGCCAGCGCAAGGCCGACAACCATGAGCAAGCCGATGTTGAATACGATATCCATTACGCCACCTCCAAGCTGAGCTGCTCAGGGTTGACCCACTTCAGCAACGACCAATAGTCTTGGATGATGTAACCGCGCGCGTTGATCGCGGCCACGACTTCAGCTATGTCGTCACCTGCCACGTAGGCGTCTGCCTTATACACAGCACCAGTTGTACCCAATGCATACACCGTACCGCTTCGTTCTTTGCCCGGCTTCGCACTTACAATGTAGATCCTTCTACTCATGTCTATTCTCCTTGGTTTAAAGACAAAACAGACACACCACTGGCGAGGAGGAACGACGAGCCATGCTTCATGAACCAAGGTCAATGGCCATGAACCATGATCAACGAATCGAAAACGTTAGGGGTTACTGACCGACAAGGTTCCAAAAAGCAAATACAAAACAAGGTTCCAATTCCGAAAACGGGGAGACGGGCGTACAGCCAGAGGGATAGGGAGATAGTGAGTGAGCGATTTAGAAACCGAAATGAAATTTTTTTTCTGCAAAAAATTCTGCAGTTACGTGTAGTATCAAGATATTACTTGCACTAATAACCCTAAGTGACTGATGCCCAAAGCAAACAGCAGTGACCTTCGTACTTGCAGGATATGCAAGAAAGACTTGCCACCAGACCGCTTTTACATGGACATGCGCGCCACTGGTGAGTGGCAGTATCGAACCAAATGCAAAACGTGTACTCAGGTCGAAGACAAAGCCAAGATCAGCGAGACCTATCAAGGATACCTAGGTCGGTTGTACGCCAGCTCAAAGCATGCCCGAAAAAAACAAGGCTATGTCTGGGAGATCACGATTGAGGACGTCATCGCACTTTGGGAGGAACAAGAAGGACGGTGCAGTGTCACCGGACTCGTCATGACCCATCACCGAGACGGTTCTGGACACAAAGATTTCAACGCCAGTATCGACAGACTGAACATAAAAGTGGGCTACACCCGCGACAACATAAGACTCGTTTGTTACGCCGTGAACATAATGCGTGGATCACTCGACCTATCAGAGTTCTATTTCTGGATAAAAACCGCGTACTTACACTCTTGCGACTAAGTATTAGTTTGACTAATATTCCCCCATGACAGACCGCAAATACTTGGTTGAGATGTTGGCTGTCGAAGGCCTAAACGACGCCGCCATTGGAACAGCTGTTCGTGATGGCCGTGAGCTATTGGTCTACGACGCCTATAAGGCTATGGAAATAGCTGGGATACCGCCAGACCAAGAAACTGGTCTTTTACTGTATCTGGACGAACTAGGTTTGGAGGAACTAGGCGTGGATGCGCCGATATTCATATTTCTAGATGACGGAATCCGCAAAGAACTTAAAAGAGCCGATAGAGGACACCTCAGCCTCGTCCACTGACTTGGTTAGTGCTCACACAGAGTTTCAGTCTCATGTTCCATACATGGGATTGACCCTGAACGACCTAACCGTGCAGCAGGAGAAGTTGGTCACGCTCATGGCTAGCGGTATGACTATCGCCGCTGCTGGACGAGGTGCTGGTTACAAGGATTACCAAGGCGCGTTAACCGCGTCAAAAAGACCCGCCGTACAGCAGGCGCTTCAGTACTTCCGCGAACAGATGCGTGAAGAGCTGAAGTTTGATCGGAAGAACGCGCACATGATGTATATGGATGCTTACAACTCAGCGGCGAACGCTACTGAGATGAAGAACACAGTGGATTCACTTGTGAAGCTCCATGGACTGACCGCACCGGAAAACGCAACGCAGATAAATATAAATCTGAACGCCACATCGAAGCAGCTTGAAAGACTCACTGACGAGGAGCTGCTTGAAATCGCAGGGAAGCAAACGGATTACCTTGAACCAGCGAGCGATTGAATATGGCCGACACTACTAAGAGTCCGAAGAAGTCACGTCTTCGATACACCCCGCGTAGCAAGTAACCGAGAAAAACTGCGGATGGATGACATTCCAAATCGTAAGTGCGAGCGCTGTCAGAACTTGCACCCAGAGACGCTGTACGCGGACGACTTATCCGGTCTCTGCGTCTACTGCGCCGCCGACGACGCCGAATCGCTTCCGCAACCTAAAGACGCTGCAGATGCAGCAACCCCAGAGGAGCAGTCCGTTGAAGAAAAAGCTAAAGCAGAGCTTGCGTTACGTTTCCTTACTCGCAAGCGACTCCTACCGTTCGTTGAGCGATTCAATCCAGATTACTCAGCTGGCTGGGTTCATAAGGACATCTGTCGACGACTTGAGCAGTTCTCTCGCGACGTGGTGGAGAAGAAGTCTCCAAGACTTATGCTCTTTATGCCGCCCCGACACGGTAAAAGCACGTTGGCGTCTATTTCGTTCCCGGCTTGGCACCTCGGCAGAAATCCTGAACATGAGTTTATTAGTTGTTCTTACTCGGGTTCGCTCGCTATGGGATTCAGTCGTAAGGTTCGTCAGCTCCTACGCGAACCCACTTACAAGACCGCCTTTAAAACACGTCTGGATCCAGATTCGCAGTCTGCCGAAGCTTGGCTTACTAGCTCTGGCGGCGGTTTTGTTGCTGCTGGTGTGGGCGGCGGCATCACTGGTAAGGGTGCTCACGTCCTAGTTATCGATGATCCAGTTAAAAACCGTGAAGATGCTGAAAGCCAAAATAACCGCGATGCGAACTGGGATTGGTACACGTCTACGGCGTATACCCGCTTGGCTCCGGGTGGCGGTGTTCTGGTTATTCTTACTCGTTGGCATGACGATGACCTCGCAGGCCGTCTATTAAAGGCCACCACCGAAGGCGGTGACGAGTGGGAAGTCGTGCGCTACCCCGCTATCGCAGAAGAAGACGAGGATTTTCGGGAGTCCGGTGAAGCGCTGCACCCCGAGCGGTACGACGTTCCGTCGCTCGACCGTATAAGAAGAGCCGTCGGGCCCAGAGACTGGTCGGCGCTGTATCAACAAAACCCCGTAGCCGATGACGGTGATTACTTCAGCCGCAGCATGGTTCAGTACTTCGACCGCGAAGACGTAGACCTCGACCGTATGCGTTATTACTGCGCATGGGACTTNGCCATCGGCAAACGCGACAGGAACGACTACACCGTCGGCATGGTCGCAGGCGTCGATGAGTACGACCAACTGTTCATCGTAGATGTAGTGCGAGGCCGGTTTAATGGCTTCGAGTTAGTCGAGCGGATCCTAGACCTCTACGAGACTTGGAAGCCGTCGATCATTGGTATTGAAAAGGGTCATATCGAAATGGCCCTTGGCCCCTTTTTGGAGAAACGCGTTCGTGAGCGAGGGCTGCACGAGGCGTACTTTAAAGATCTGAAGACTGGCAGGCGCGACAAAGAAGCACGAGCGCGAGCCATTCAAGGTCGTATGCAGCAAGGAATGGTGTATCTGCCTAGAGACGAGCACTTCACGGGGCCACTGGTCGCTGAACTGCTGAGATTCCCTAACGGTGTCCACGACGATCAGGTCGACGCACTAGCGTGGTTAGGCCTGATGATGAGCGAGTTCACCTCGTTTCACGAGACCGTAGTCGAACCCCCCTCTTGGAGGGACAGGTTGGATCACTTGGTTAAGACACCCCGCACCAAATCCGCAATGAGTTCATAACTATGAAGAAGACGACCAAGACCAATCCAGCCGAAGAACATGTGATCGCTCACAATCAGTGGGATCGTTATGTCCGCGCACGCGACAACGGCCACCTCGACTACATCGAAATGGCGAAGAAGTGTGACTCGTACTATCGCGGTGAGCAGTGGGATGACTACGACGTAGCAGCGTTAGAAGCTGAAGGCCGCCCCGCCCTGACTATTAACACCATTTTACCTACGGTGAACACCGTGTTGGGTGAACAGTCGACGCGCCGTGCCGATATACGCTTCAAGCCCCGTCGTGGCGGAGATGAAGACGTCGCGCACACGCTCACCAAGCTGTACATGCAGATCGCAGACAACAACAAGCTCGACTGGGTCGAGCAGCAGGTATTCAGTGACGGCCTGATCATGGACGGTCGCGGGTACTTCGATGTCCGTGTCGATTTCAGCGATCACCTTGAGGGTGAAGTACGAATCACGGCTAAAGATCCGTTGGACATCATCATCGATCCAGACGCTAAGGAGTACGACCCTAAGACTTGGAACGAAGTTTTTGAAAGCAAATGGATGACGTTGGATGAGATCGAGGAGCTGTACGGTAAAAAGAAAGCTGAAGACCTCCGCTTCGTTGCAGAAAACGGCAACAGCTTCGGGCGCGATTCAGTCGAGTATGAAGAAAACCGTTATGGCGATCTTGACCCAGAGGATGACTACTTGGGCATGGGCCTGCCGGGAGAAGGCGAATACCGCAACGTCAAAGCGCTGCGAGTAATCGAGCGTCAGCACAAGCGCATAACGAAGGTGAACTGCTTCGTAGACCCCGACACGGGCGATCAGCGCGAGGCTCCTGAGGCGTGGTCGGAATCTAAGCAGAAGCGTTTCGCTAAGCAGTACAACTTAACGCTGATGTCCAAGGTAAAGCGGAAGGTTCGCTGGACAGTAACGTGCGACAAAGTAGTACTTCACGATGACTGGTCGCCCTACAACGATATAACCATCGTTCCTTATTTTGCCTACTTCCGTCGGGGCAGACCGTTCGGCATGGTTCGTAACCTTCTGTCTCCACAAGAACAGCTGAACAAGATTGCCAGCCAAGAGCTGCACATCGTTAACACCACCGCTAACAGCGGTTGGATGGTCGAGAGCGGGTCTCTTGTGGGCATGACGTCCGATGATCTGGAGGAACACGGCGCAGAAACAGGCCTAGTGCTTGAGTACAACCGTGGTTCTAATCCACCAGCAAAGATTCAGCCCAACCAGATTCCAACAGGCCTTGACCGCATTGCTATGAAGGCAGCGGCGAACATTAAGACCATATCTGGTGTTAACGACTCGATGCTTGGTACGGACAGCGCTGAAGTATCTGGTATCGCCATTCAGGCTAAACAGAATCGCGGCGTTGTAATGATTCAGGTTCCGCTGGATAACTTACGCAAAGCCCGTCAGTACCTAGCCGAACGGATCCTAGATTTAGTTCAGACCTTTTATACCGAGCAGCGGATCAT